CTCTTTGCCTCGCTTTTTTCTCTCTCTCTTTCCAAAAAACCTGTAAGGATTTTCTAAGCAATGTCTGGACGCGTCAAGAAAGCCAGCAAATCCCGCCGCGTCTCTGGCCGCCGCGCGGACATCAAAGACAAGCTAGACCCGGCCAACATGGGCGCCCTGGATTACAAGCGCGCCAAGCTGATCGAACTCCGCGAGGACATCCAACGGTGCCGCGACGATTACAAATTCACGGCCCTGTCGCAGCTGCACCGCCTGGAGTGCCAGATGCACGACGAGATAACGATGGCCATGGACGGGCAGACCGATCCGATCTCCGCGATGACCTCGGCCGATCTCGTTACCTTCATTGCTTCGACGCTGATCGATCTGCCGCCGGTCCTACAGGACGAATTGGTCGGGGTCTTTGCTGACATCCGATCCGGGCGCGTGGTCAGACTGGACCCCCCCCGCACCTCTGCCGCCAAGGCTGCGAAAAAAAAGCCCGCGAAAAAGGCAGGCAAGCCACGGGCCAAGAAGGCTAGCGGGTGAACCTCGCCCACCTGGCACGGGCTGTTGAGGCCGCCAAGGTACGGGCCGATCTGCGGCCTCTGGACTTTGCCAAATTCACACCGCCCCAGATCACCTGGCTTTCAGACCCTGAGCGCACCCGGATTTTGCGAGGTGGAAATCAGGTGGGCAAGACCTATGCACAATGTGCCGAGATTATCTGGCGGTGTATGGGCGAGGACGCGCACAGGTACCGCGAGGTGCCACCGGCCCCCGTTGAAAATTGGCTTGTGTGCCATAGCTGGGAGCAATCGTTATCCGTCCAATCCAAGCTGTGGGATCTCATGCCCAAAGACCTGATCGACCCGGAGACGATCTACCAAGCGGGCCGGGGGTTCCGTGGCAAGGTGCCCATTGTCAGATTCAAGAATGGATCCGTGCTCCGTGTCAAGACCACCAACCAAGGCTCGTTAGGCGTGGCCTCCGCCACCGTCTCCTATATTGGGATCGACGAGCCACCACCGCGCGCACTGTGGGGCGAGCTATCCGCGCGGGTTCTGCGCTCTGGCCCCCTGGGCGGCATCGGCCTGACGCTAACCCCGGTCGGCCGCCCCTGCGGATGGCTGCACGATCTGGTAGAGCAGGGCATAATTTCAGACACACCCGCCCCGCTCACCGTTGCCAACGTCACACCAGAGGGCGGCCGCCCCATGCTCTCCGGGGCTGAGATCGAAGACATCGCAGCCCGTTGGCTGCCCATGGATCGGCCTCAGCGGCTCCTCGGCAGTTGGGCCGGGCCCGTCGAAGACCGCACATTTGAAGCCTTCGACGATTCCATGATCAACGCGGATCCCCCGTTGCGGGGTTGGCGATGGGAGATCGGGATCGGCATTGACCACGGATCCGACGCAGGAAGCCAGGTGGCGATCCTGTGCGCTGTTTTCAAAGGCCACAAAGACGGGCACCCGCGGATCCATGTCTTGGACGAGTACACAAGCGGAGGCACCGCAGCCACCGCGGGCCACCACGCCCGCGGGATCCTGGGCATGCTTCGTCGAAACGGCATGACGCACAACAGCGTAGATCGATGGGTTGGGGATCGTTCCTATGGTGGCCGCGCGCGAGGTGGCAAGATGGGCAACGGCCAGCTAATGCGCGGGCTAGAGCAGGAGCTAGGGCTACCCCATGGCGGTCTGCCCTTCTCAATCCGCACCGCCTGGAAACCGCGGGGCAGTATCTACACGGGCTGCTCTATTTTACACGAGGCAATGCTCAGACAGTGCTTCGCAGTCAACCCGCGGTGTCGCCAGTTGATACAGAGCCTTCGCGAATTCAGGTTCAAAGACGATTCTGCGAAGCATTCCGTGGACGCCCTCCGTTATGGCGCTGTGGAATTGATCACCCGGCGTCTGTATGCGCCGCACAAACTCAAAATGTATTAAGGTTCCACGGGGGTTCTATGTCGCTTTCAATGCTCACCCAGCCGATCCCGGTTGCACCGATCGCACCCACGCCAGAGGACCAGGCGAGGTGGGAGCACAGCGGGCTACGGGTGAGAATGCTAGTGGGCCGGTGGACAGAGGATCTCGAGAAGGCCATAGCCACCCATGTAGACCCCACCCGCCAGGCGGCATGGGGCACGCCCGATCTATCGTCCAACATCTTCCGATCGATATCAAAACAGCTGTCTGTGCTGTACGATCGGCCGCCCGTCATAGATCACCCAGACGGGCCAGAGCCCCTTGGGCCGACGCTCAAGGCGATCAACGCCGCGGGCCTGTGGTCTCTCATGGCCCGTACCGCTTCGATGGTGATCGGCTGCCGCGAATACGGGCTACGGGTTGACGTATCCCCAGATGGGGAACTGTCGTTTCGGCCTGTCGCGCCTAACCGGCTGATCATCGGCGCCGACGAAGACAGGCCCGACTACCCCGTCCTGGTCCGCGAGCTGAGGCTACGCCAACACCCGGGGACCAAAGAATACCAGTGGACCTGGCATGAGCTGGACATCTCCGACCCGGCCAACCCGGTAGAGCGCATCACCGCCGCCGACTACGCCGGCCGGGCCACCGAGGATCTAACCGTCACCTACTTGGGAGAGGAGCGGAGTGGGGATGCCTACCCGTACAGAGACGCGGCCGGAATTCCTTTTATCCCCTTCGTTTTGTATCATGCCGAACGCACGGGTAGTTTGTGGGATTCCTGGGAAGGCTCAGAGCTGGTCTGGGGCAGCCTACAGATCGCCGTTTTTTATTCGCTCTTTGGGCATGTACTCAGGGACGCTTCTTGGCCCCAGCGCTACGCCATCGGCGCGATCCCTATGGGCCTGGGGCTAGATGACGGGAACAACAAAGGCAACCGGCGCGCCATCTCTACCGATCCCGCGTCGATCCTCATGTTCCAAGCGGACGGCGACCTACAGCCCAGCCTTGGCCAGTTCAACCCCGGCGCCGATGTTGGAAAGATGCTCGAGGCCATCTCGTCCTATGAGCAGCGCATTTCGGAATTCGGGGGTATCTCACCCGCGGATCTCCAGCGCCTGGGCGGCACGGCACGATCCGGCACCGCCATATCGATCAGTAACAACGGTAAGCGGATCGCTCAGCGCAAGTACGAGCCCCAATTCAGGGCTGGAGACACGCAGCTGATCGCGGTGTGTTCAAAGCTGGTCAACCGCGCGACCGGTGGCACAGCCCCAGAGACGGGCCACACCATCCGCTACCAGGCGATCCCCATGTCCGAGCAAGAGCGCGAGAGCCAGCGCAAAGACATCATGGAAAAGATCAACGCGGGGATCATGTCGAAGGCCGACGCCTATATGGACCTGCACCCAGGCATCTCAAGAGCCCGCGCTATCCAAGAGCTGCACCGGATCAGGGTCGAAGAGGCGATAGCCCCAGCGCCCGCCGCGGGCGGGTTTGGCGCAGCCGATGGCGGCACCACCGCGCCCCCTGTCGATCCCAACGCCGCGCCAGAAGTAAACGAAGACGGCACGATCACAGACATTGGCGAAGCGGCCGATCGCCTAGCCTTGAACGGGGCCCAGGTTACAGCCGCTCAAGGCATTGTCGAAGCCGTAGCCGCTGGGGCTCTCCCGCGGGACACGGGCCTAAATATGCTAATCGAATTCTTCAGCATCCCGCCCGCATCCGCCAATCGGATCATGGGTACTGTCGGCCTCGGCTTTGTACGTCCAACCCCCACCACTGAATAACCAAGGAAGGTTAAACGATGTCGGTAACGTGTCCCCACTGTAGCAAAGACGTAAAGGGCTGGATCCCAGAGGACCGCCTCTCGGAGATGGCCAAGGGCAAGCGCGAGGCCACCACCCAGGCCGAAGCCCTAGCGGCTGAGATGGAGGGGCTCAAGGGCAAGGCAACCCAGGTTGATACCCTGGCGGCAGAGCTTGCAGAGGTGCGCGCCCACGCGGACGGATTGACGAAGGCACACGGACAGCAGGTGGCGGTGTATCGGCACGGCATCACCGATGCGGATGATGTGGCGGATATCATGGCCATCTATCAACGCCGTGCCCCGGATGGTGTGGACCTGGGCGCCTGGCTATCCTCGGATTCCCTACCTCGGTCTGTGTCTGCACTCATGGGCCCAAGCGCTGCGGCCTCTGTGCCCGCCGTGTCCAACGGCGCAGACCTGGGGACTGTGGCGGCCCCCGCGACCGAAGCAACCCCAGCCGCCACCGCCACCGCCCCCGCAACCAATGGCGCGGCCACACAACCAGCGGCGATCAGTCCACCCGCCCCTAACGGCGTGCCCACCGCCAACGCGGGAGCGGTGCCTACCCCCCCGGCTACTGCGCTGCCCTCCGCCCAGGACATCGCCAGCATGAGCACCGAGCAATATAAGGCGCACCGCGATCAGCTTTTGGCATCGTTGACAGCCCGCAGGTGATCGGCTTACTATCTGTCCACATAGCCGAGGGTCGCACCCGCCAAAGCGTGACGGCATCAAACCCAACACACTAAGCCGCTTAGGCTGAGGTATACCCCATGGCTGTCATCACCCATACCGCGCTAGAAACCGATCTTCGTCTTGCGGCTGTTTTGTCTCAAGAGATCGTCACCCTCCTCGCTGATCGCTCTTCGATGCGAAACAGCGGGGCCCTTATTAATCACGGGCTAATCAACGGGATGGGCTCTGATACCGTGGCCATTCGCCAGGCGGGCCTGGACGGATACGATAAGTTTGCCTCTGTGGCAGACGGTGCAGATCTCGCGACAGGCCAAGACATCACCGACGCCTCGGCCTCGATTGCCGTTGCCAGGTATGCCATGCGGCGGGATCTCACTGACACCGCCGAGATGACAGGTTTTGGAACGGGGGACATTAGCCCGCAGCGCATCGCGGTGTCGATGGTAGGTGAGGCTGAAAAGCTGTTCATGGAATTGGTTGCCACGGCTATGGCCTCGTTTTCCGCCACCGCGGGAGCGTCAGGTGTCGATCTGAGCGTTGACGATTGGTACGATTCGATCCGGGAACTTCAGAAGGTTGGAAACACCGGTCAGACCTTTGCGCTTTTGCATCCGCAACAGCTGTCCGATCTCCAGGGCTCTGTCAGATCTGAAGCCGGGGCTTTGCAGTGGATTCAGGCTACACAAGACCTGATCGCAATTAAGGGCGCCGGATTTAGCGGTACCTTTGCAGGCGTCGATATCTTCACCCACACCGAGGTGACCGCCACGGGTACCACTGACTACAATGGTGCGATGTGGTCCACCGGGGCACTGGGCTATGTCGAGGGCTCGCCGGTCGCGTCCTTTGGCGATTCTATCCGCCCAGCCGGATCCCCGTTGCTGGTCGAGTTTGATCGCGACCCATCGGCCGGGCTCACCGAGATCGTGGGCTCGTACCATGTAGGCGTGGCAATCATACAAAACAACATGGGTGTGGCCCTGACCACGGACTACTAGCCCCCCTTTGGGCGTCCCAAGGGGGGCGGGTTTTTCCCGTCCTTCCTTGGGGCCCTCCCCCCCTGGGGCGCTCTTTTTTCTTCACCGTTTATCCAAGGAAGGACAAAACAAAATGGCTCACGATTTCACAGACGCCGGGCAGGTTTTAACGGGCGCGTCCGCGTCCACGAACCCCGCGGATATCAAGCTGCCCGAATGGGGCAAGCCTGATTTCTATCTCATGCACAACCCTACAAGCTGGGAACCTGTACAGATGGAAGACGGCGAGTACGAGTGGCTGCCCATCTTGCGGCCCCTGATCTTGAAAGCCGGGGTTAACGGTGTGCGTCAACTCCGGGGCGGAGCTTTGGACGATAGCGCCGCCCGGCTTAACTTCATGGATCGGGGCTGGACGATCCTGCCGCGGGAGCTGGGCTATATCGTACGCTACCCCGCCAAGGTGGGGCACTCCCACTATTGCCGCTGGGACCGGCCCCATGTCATGGGCGGGCAGGTTTTCTTGCGAAGAGACGAGGACGAATTCAACGCCTTCCGCCGAGAGCTTGTGACAGACGGTACGATCTCGCGCCCTGAGCCAGAGGCCCTGGAGATGATCCTAGAGCGTATGGGCCACCGTATCGATCGCAACGCTTCACAGATCCACATTCCGTCCGTCAAGGCGATCGTGGACAAGACAGAGGCCAAGCGGGCAGGCGCCAAGAAGGCCGCCAAGAAGGCCGCCAAGAAGCCCACACCGCGCAAGCGGAAGCCCGCAGCCAAGGCACAGCCTAATGTCTAGCGACACAGACAACCGGGCGATCCTCGACCGGGCAGCCGATAGTATCGTCAAGAGCTACCGAGAACACGGGGTGCAGGTTGACCACGGGGAAGCCCGGGAACGCCTGCGCCGCAACATGATCCGACAGGAAAACAAGAAGCCACGCCAATAGGCGTATGGGGGAACCATGGCATTTACAACCAAATTTGCATACCGCTACCGCAAGGGCCTTGCGTGTACATCGGTGGGCGTGCGCCAGACGGCAACCACCGTTGATAGCAGCGTGCCCACGATCACCAGTGGGACCGGTGCGCCCAGTGCCGCAGAGCCGAATGGCTCTCTGTACATGCGCACCAATGCCAGCACGGCAGACGATGCGCTCTATTCCCGCATCGGCGGATCCTGGGTTGCCCTTGACGGCGCACCTTGATCGCACTGAGGGGGTGACCATATGTCTGGTACCGACTCATGGCAAGAGCCCTTTTCGGCACGGATCCCGTTTCCAGACTACTTGGAAAGAGCCCGCGCGCAGGTGGTCAAGCTAGAGGTGTATAGAGACGGGGCCCTGGTGGCCCCCTCTTCTGGTACCTTTACGCTATCGGACGCCGCAGGCGATGCCGTGATCGATGCAGCTGCGGTGACAGTATCGGCCTCTGTCGCCCAGTATTCGATCGGGGCCGCATCTCTGCCGACCACAAAAGAGGTGGGGGAGGGCTGGCAGGAGGAATGGGCGCTGGTGTTTTCCGATGGGGTGACGCGGACTTTCCGCCGGTCTGCGGCCCTTGTCTTGCGTGCCCTGTTTCCGGTGGTAACGGACGCCGATCTCTTGGCCTGCTATTCCGACCTGGACGATCTTCGACCGGCTGATCTCACAAGCTACCAGCAATATATAGACGAGAGCTGGCGCCGGGTGGTGGGACGGCTTGTGAGCAAAGGTAGGTTTCCATACCTGATCCTTGACCCCTGGGCCTTGAGAGAGATCCATCTTGAGTGGACGCTAGCGCTCGTCTTCGCTGACTTTGGATCGAGCGTTGGCGATGGCGGGCGGTACATTGAGCTAGCAGAGAGCCACAAGAAAACAGCCGCGGCAGCATGGCGATCGCTCACATTCCTATATGACGAAGACCACGACGGGAAGCCCGGTGCACGGGTGAAGCGCAAGAGCGCCGAGCCCGTGATCTACCTGTCGAACGCCCCCCGCGGCCGCTGGGGCTACTAGTGCCTGCCACCGTTAAATCCGTCCGCCAGCGGGTGGAAACCGCAGTGGATGCCTTGACGGGCTTTACCATCTCAAAGCAGCCCTATGGCGTATTCGGGCGGGATGCGGCCTCTGTGCTTCACCAGCGCTTTGCAGTGGGTGTACCCACCACCGAGGCCGCCCAGGCCCGCCAGCGGATAGCAGTGGGCGCCACAGTGCACACCCGGGTAGCTGTCACCTATGCAATGCGGATCAGGCCCAAGGATCAGGTGTCAAGCTACGACACCGCCCTAGACTCCGAGGCCGAGATCCTTAAAGCTGTAATGGCTGAGAACGCCACCCTATGGGCTGGTGTTTCGATATCGTTCTTAGGTGTTACAATGCGTGAGATCGATCCGGGCCCAGGTGAGTGGATGATCGGAGAGCTGGAATTCTCAGTGCTCCACACCTTGGCCTTGGCATAGGGGGAGACATGGACCGCAAAGAAGCCGCCGCATATCTTGACACACATACACCGGGCTGGGCCGACGCTGACAACGCGGGCCACCACGTAAAGGCCGCCGCCGATCCCAAGGTCCGCATGGCCTGTCTGTCTGCCCTCACCCTCTGTCAATCTGAGCCCGCGCCAAAGCCCGCCAAGGCCAAGGCCAAGAAACCCACCACCACCCCAAAGGAGGGCTAATCAATGGCCCACTCTACCGTAGTCAAGAATTTCAGAGACGGAACGATCCTGATCCAGGACGCAACCGGCACGCCGCTAGCGGCCACTGTCCAATACGAGGCAGGCGATTTCTCGATCTCTGGCCTCACATCGACGCAAAAAGAGGTGACGACGTACCTTGATCGCGGCGACCTGGGCAGCGTTCGACACACCACCCAGACTTTCCCGTCTGGATCGTTCACCCTGCATTTTACAGATCTCACCGATGGCAGCTATGCCACCGTCTACGACCTTGTAAACAAGAAGGGTTCAGCAGCCGCCGCTGTGTCAACCTTGGGCGCCAATGCGGATGTGTACGCGGTGAAAATTACCGCAACAATTGAAGGGACAGATCACGGCGATGACAGCGACCACGTGATCGTACTTGACGATTGCGTCGCCTCTGTGGATTTCAGCGAGGGCGATCCGTCTAGCCTTTCGATCTCGTTCACTTGCTACGGGACGATCGCCCTTAGTTGATAATTACACCCTGACAAGGAAGGACGGGCCACGATGGAAAACGGAAAGCACACGATCACCCTGGGCGGCAAAGAGCACGCGATCACCCTGCCCGCTTTTGCTGAGCGGGAGGACATTGCGATCTGCTACAACGCCGAAGCGAAGCGGCCCCTACGCCAGCGCCGCGCGCTAATGGGCGGGCTGGGGCTCTGCGTCCCAGCGTATGGCCTGGGCGGGCTGGAGCTGTACGAGGATCTGGATCTTGATCTCGTCAAGTATGGCGGGCGGGTCTACTCCGCTGCCATGGAAAAGGGCGCCAAGCGCGAGGAGATGATCAAGGCTGCGATCTCCTGTTTCGAGGTGGTGTGCGCTTCGCTGTTTCCACGGGCCGCAGAGGTAGACCAGGCCGAGGGTTTTATAGAAGCGACCGCGGAGGCGCAGACCTGATCGCCTTGCGGCTCGGCCTTCGATACGCTGGCGATCCAGCGTGGTTTTACACACTCAACCCGAAGGACAGAACCAAGGTGTTAGCGCTCTCCCGAATCGAAGCCAACCCCACGCCCCGCAGACGGGCTGGCCTGGCGTCCCAGGTGAAGGCGTCCGATACCGGCCGATCGTTTTGGATGGGTGAATAGGTGGCACGCCGCGCCAAGATCAGCGTAGGCAATAACGCCGCATCCGCTACCGTCCTGGGGGCTGATACCCTCCTGAGCCGTTCGCTCAAGAATGCGACGAAGGC